AGTATCACCCCGCGCTTGCAGATTATGCGATAGGGTCACTGTATAGCGTAAACAAGGGAAACCAGATGAACCCCATGATGGGGGACAGGTATATGGCAAAATTTTATAGGGCTGTATCCAAAGCCAAAAAACAGGCTATTGTGGGATACTCCCTTATTCCAGATATGAGAATATCGCCCAATATAGCCTCATACGGCTAAGGAGATAACATGGCAAACATAACAAAAGCCAATTTATTGGCAGACATAAGAAGTTGCCTGAATGAGCCAGTTGCCAATGTGTTCTCTGACACAGAACTGTATAATTGGCTCGATGAGGCGGCACAGGAATACTCCAAACTCACGCTCGGCAAAGAAAACAGTTCCACTTTCCAACTGTCCACCTCCACAGGTTCATACACCTACGCCACCGCAGGCTGTACAAACGCCCATTCCATAGATACGATTCTTTATATGGGTCAATACGCTGTAGGCGAGGAGGGCGTGACAGAACCACTGGCTAAGGTACATCCAAGAATGAGGGGGAATATAGGTGAGGCTACGACAGGACAGCCACGTGAGTGGTATGAGATGGATAGGACTATATATGTATATCCCACCCCTGCTTCTGGGCAAAATGGTAAATACCTGAAGGTTCTTTTCTATGACTACGCCACCGAGTATTTCACAACTGCTGGGTCTGTATATAATTTACAGGAACACGCACAGGAGTTTTTGATTTTCTATGTACTCGCTAAGGCTTTTGAGAAGGACGGCAAATACGGACAGGCAGTTGCTAATGAATCTATATTCAGGAGTTTCTGCGGATTCCTGAGAGAAGACAGGATAAGGAAACTTCCTGATTCCACCGATATGTTAAAACAACCAGACTTCACACAGGTTTCAAGATAGGAGGGCTTTAAATGGCTGCTATAGCTAAGACTGCAATGCTGGCGAGAGTCAAGAAGGCTCTCAATGAACCGACAACCAGACTGGACACGGAAATAAACAGGTGGATCGACAGGGGCGCAAGACAGACCTCCGCACTTTCACGTGGGGATATTGTCAAGGAAACAGTGACCACCAGATATAACCAGATACCCTATACATTGTCTAATGACTTTATCGAGATACACTCGGTTATTGCCGATACCTCTGGTGCTGGGCTTAGAAGGCACACGTCACTACAGACCGCACAGGGGTTAAATGGTTATGATGATGATGGTGTAGCCAAGGGGTATTTCTACTGGGGTGATGAACTGTTTCTGTTCCCCATGGTAAGTAAGGATAGCTTTGTGATAGGGGCGAGCAATAAGGTGATAATACTGACCTATGATAGTAGCCCAGTGACTTTCACATTAACAGAAGATACATATACTGCGGATGAATTGTGTGCCGAAATGGTTGATCAGATGGACGAGACATTCGATGCGGCTGTTACATTCAGTACAGTAACAGGCAAATTTACTATCGCAAATCAGGATACGCCAGACTTATTGGGTGGGTATATTAACACATCCAGCACATTAGGTGCGACCATCGGGCTTACCGCAAGCCAAGCGACATCACCAGTTGTTTCCGATACCAATATCCCCGTTGGTACTGTTGACGTATACGGCTATAAGGTTGTAGCCGATTATGGCGGTGCTGGCGTGGAGACACTTTCTGATTACCTCCAGAACCTATGTCAGGATTATGTTCTTTCCTGTGCCTATACAAAACTCGGCAGACATGGTATGGCTGGAAGATATATGCAGAAGTATATGGGACTTATCAACCAGTATCGTGGTGACATATACGACCCGACCAAGATAGCAAATTCACTCGACCAATTCAGGTGGGCTGACAGAACACAGACTGTGGGGCAGTAGTGGCTAAGTACGGTAATCCTCCAATTCAGGAAGCTGTACAGTTGAAACCACAAGAAAACAGGATAGACCCGCAACTGGCAGTATCCCCAGACACATATATAGCACAGCAGGTTATCCCCTCTGGAAGCCTGAATGGGGATATTGTTGTTCCTCCCGATACAGTAAATATACAGAATGTTGTCCCCTCAAGACCTGTGAACCCAGATATAGTTATTGCGCAGGACACTGTAAATATACAGAGCATTAATCCGCCTAATCAGGTCGATACGGATATTCCCATTGCCCCTGATACCGTAAATATACAGATACCCCAGTCTGCACAGATAAACCCAGATATAATAATACCCGAAGAAACACCGAGAACCACACTGGAACAGAGGTTCGGGGGTCAGTGGATTCCATCAGAGGATGCCCTGAATATAGGCATTGAGAACTATTCGGAACTGGAAAACTTCCGCTATAAGGGTACGTCCTTGGAGGGCGTGGGCGGATTTACTATAAGGGCTACAGATACTGCGGTAGGCGTGACTAATGGCATACAGCACGTGTCCAGTTATGACGACAATTCTCTGGTGGTGCAGACAATTAACGACTCTGATTCTGCAAGACATATCAAACAGTTACAGTTGGACGGGTTTGCGGTATATGCACCCCATACAGTCTTAGACATTTATAAGAAGGTGGGCAGTACTTGGTCTGTTGGCAATGTAGCAATAACTGCGGGGGTTTATTCACCCACAGAAATGGCTGCCGAGATTGTGACAAGGGTAAACGCTGCGCTCGGAATAACTGTCACATGCACATACTCGACTACAACCAATAAATTCACCATAACCAAAACAGTGGGCACGATAGACGGTATAAAAATACTTGTCAATACAAGCACATACGATACTGGATTCGCTAAACTTATAGGATTTACAGCAGACCAGACAGACGAGGCTGGGACACTGGAACTCGTGAGTGACACCGCCTGTGTGTTTAATGGATATGATACATGGACAGATTTATACACAGAAAATGCCAGTGCTGGTCTTGCGAGAATGGCGGTACTCCCAAGAGAAACAATAGGTATATGTGACGGAATGGATAATCTGGTATGGAGTGGTGACAGGATGCCAGTGGGGGCGTTTCTTGTCGGTCAGTTTGGGACGAATGCAGTTAAGGCATCGGCAAACAATAATGACCTTGAATTTACAAGTAGCGAGGGTACGGCAACTATAGCAGTTCCAGATAAAGATGACTATACGATGGACGAATATGCCCAAGCTATAGAGGACGCAATGAATGGAAGTAGCACCTTGACTGGCACTGGGACTATAGATTTTACTGTGAATGGTGGATGTGGGAAACTAGTAATTGAAGCAAGCACAGGGACAATCGCAAAGACATTGAATGGCGATGGGACTGGAACTGCTGGGTTTTTGCGGGCTGCAACGGCTACCAGTAAAATATACGCCCAAGCATTTGCTATTGTGGGGTATCCATATTGGAGGGGTGGTATTAATGGTGATGGGCTACATGACAAAACAACTATAATGTCAAACGACCTCACTGATTCTGAAAATATATGGGAAGTGTTAAGTTCCACTACCCACAATTATTTTATGGTTGGAAGCACAAGGCAGTTGTCGGGTGTGTACTTTACCATAAACGGGACTGACGTGAATGAGGCAGTGTCAACGATGTCCTGTAAATACTTTGATGGAGAAAAACTTGTTGAATTTCAAAACTTTACCGATGGGACAATAACTGGCACAAACCCCAATTTTGTGTCACTTGGACAGAGTGGTGAATATGAGTTTACTTCTGCTGCCGAAATAGCACTTGCCAAACCCATGTATTTAAACGGACACATGCTTTACTTTTATATGTTTGAAATAACTGCCGTGTCTGGTAATCCCAAACTAAAAAGAGTAGATGCGGTGGCGGGTGCACAAGAAGTTGGAGATTTGTGGTCTACCGAATTTATTTATCCTATTTATTGTGAGTATAACACTGGCGGGACAACACTAAATGCTAAAACAGGTAAGAATTATACCTTAGAAGCGAGGCAGGAGTCCTATTCATCCCAAACGGGTGGGTATGTATTTCCCAAAGAGGGGTTTAGTAATGACAGCCCATATACAAATATCATAAACCTTATTTTTGAACACCCAATAACCGCACTGAAATTGAGATTATTTTCTAAGGAGGCTGGTACACAAGCTGGTTATATAGTGGTAAGATACAGTGCCCCCATAGCTGGTGTTGTGATAACAGACCCGTTTACTGAAACTATCGTCTATTATAATGAAACGGGCGTACAGTCGCAAATGGTTGAGGACGGTGTAGTTGCTTGGAATCAGCCGACAACAATACGAAAAACAACATATAATGGCATAACTGGATATGTTTATCAGCTTTATTGGAATGATAGCTCTGGATATTACAATTTTTCTAGCGAGTTACAGATTGACACTATTGCAGGTATTCCAGCCCCCAGAACTTTAGATAAACCCTATACCTTCCCCTTCTCTTTCCAGAACCGTGCCATGTGGTGCGGATCGATTTCTGACAAGGAATTAAACCGAATAGACTACTCTGCATCTAACGCACCAGATGTCTATAACGGGACAGATTCAAGCGGATATGATAACATAAGGTCTCTATATATTGGCGGGCGGGATGCCCTCACTGGGGCGGTCGAGCTTTACAATCAATTAGGACAGGAAGTCCAGACTGTAGCCCTGTTATATAAGAATACCGAGACATATCTGCTTGCGGGTAACACTCCAGATACATTCATGGTATACAAGGTATCTGATAACATCGGCTGTCCCGCCCCTCTTACTATCGCAACAGCAGAAGTAGCCTTCCAGACACAGAACGGTCGCCCCGAAAACCTTGCGATATGGCTTTCGGATAAGTCGCCAGTAATGTTCGTGGGTAACTCTATATACCCGATAAGAGGAGTCGAGCCTTACTTTGACCCCTCAAATTCTCTCTGCATAAACAGGAACTATATACATGTTGCCAGAGGATGGTTTGATTCCACATACAATGAATATAACCTGCTTATCCCCTCTGGGGTGGGACAGACCACCAATAACCTGTGGCTTGTCCTTGACGTGGTTAGAATGAGGTGGTATGTGAAAGAACCCACTGTATACCCTGCGGGTGCGTTTCCGTCAGAGGATGCCAACGGATTTAAACTGGAATACGGCCACACCACCACAGGCGAACTTCTGCAACTGGAGGACGGACTTTATTGGAGCGGAACAAACAAGATAACAAATACAGTTACAACCTCTGATATTTTACCCCTTAAAACCTCGTGGGCGGAGTCTCTTATCACAAGGTTTAAGGCACTATTCAAGACCAATACAGAAGGCACACTCACGGTTAACCACTATGCCAACGGGTCAACAACCGCCACAGCGTCTTCTAATCTGCCGAGCGACAAGACCATGGCGGATTCTGGGTATAGGACAAGGAATCTTATAAACAATGTGAACCTTACTGGGTTGTCTCATAAGTTTGAATTTATCACAGAGGATTGTACTGTCACTAAGCCCACCCTGATAGGATGGGGTGCAGTAGTACAGGAACATAGAGAAGACGTAATAGATAAAGCATACAAATCGTAGGAGGGGAATTATGCCGTTAGAGGATCAGTATTACAGGGGATTACAGAGGGGTCTCGCTGTTCGCCCCGAACAGTCGGCAGTCCCTCAATTAGGCGGTTTGGCGGGCGGATATGGACAGGCACAGTTAGGTAATTACGCCAATACCATGAACAGGGATACCCAGATTACAGGGCTAAGGAATCAACTGGCAGACGAAAGAATGTTCCAGAAAGAGGCAAGGGGCGAAAACAGGATGGCTACCGCAATAGGCGTGGGTAATTTTGGATTGACTGGCTACCAGATGGTGGAAGCCCAGAGGGAAAGGGAAAGACAGGAAATGGAACATAAGAAAACACAGGCTTACTATAAAGCATTAAATAAAGCACTTGAGGACTGGGCAGATAAAATGACCAAGACCCTCCAGCAACCCGTGGCACCACTGTGGGATAACATACCATATAAGTTGCCCACCACAACAATAGGAGGGAGGTAATATGCCTTTACAGAATGACAGATATTCATTACTGCCTCAACAGGGCGTGTTTTCCCCCCAGCTTCGGGCTACGACAGGTATGTCGCCAAGACTCTCCTACGGGGATTACCTTGAGGGGGCAAGCCAAGCACTTCCGGCTATATACGCAGCCGAGGAACAGAAACGACTCGCAGACGAACAGAGGAAATTACAACTTGACCAGATGAACGCCATTAGAAGTCAGGCAAGAACGGGTCTGGCTATCGAGGGTGCGAATACACTCTATCAGGTACCCGCAATACAGAGCAGGGTCAATCAAGGCGTAGGACTCGCTGCCAATACAATAGCGAATCAGTTTAAACCAATTAATACTGGGGTCACTGAAAGCACGGGTGCTTTGATTGAATACCCAGTAATGGAGCCGTCTCCTGTTAATCAGGCAATAGGTAGTGCGAAGGGGTTTATGAATACACCAGTTTCCGCAGGAACATCCCTAACAAGAGTACAGGCACTTGGCAGTACCGTAGGTGGCTATTCGACTGGCACAATGTTTAGCCCCACAGGAATCGCAAGAGGATTCGGGGAAGAGGCACAGGAGGCAATGGGATTCGGTGGCAAGAAGGAATGGAACACGGTAGGCGGTGCCTTGTCGGGTGCTGCCTCTGGTTTTGTAACCTC